ATATATGCTCTTGCTCTTTCATCAGTGTCAAATTTTGAAGGAATTACAATTGTGTTTGTAATAATATTGCTATCATTAATTAATGCTACATCAGCCATGATTATCCAACAGTCTCGAATCGTAAGAATACGACACCATCCCCTCCATCACTACCAGGGCTAGAGTCGACTGATCCACCGCCGCCACCACCTTGACCATCAGGGGCCTGACTTACACTTCCACCAATTCCAGGGGATCCGTTAGCACCACCACCTTGACCGCCAGTACCGCCGCCGCCACCTTGGTTACCGCCTCCGCCGCCACCAGCGTAGTAAACTTGTGAACCGTCTAATATATCGTTTTGTCTTCCTTGACCACCTTGAGGATTTGCTCCAGCACCGCCGGCACCGCCGCCGCCACCAGACTGAGAGCCTCCGCCACTCATACCATTATTTCCGTATCCTGTTCCTGAACCAGAGTTTCCTTGTTGGCCACTGCCACCGCTCCCGCCTCGGCTTCCGCCTCCGCCTGAGCCTCCAGCTGATCCTCCAGCGCCAGGTCCTCCGCCACCGCCACCGCCTCCTTGGGCAGTTACAGTACCTCCAGGCGACATTGAAGCTGCAGCCCAAGTGGTTTGTCCACCTGTGCCTCCAGTTTGTCTATCTTGTGGTTGACCTTTTCCAGCGCCACCACTACCAATACTTACAGCATAAGCAGCTAGTGAAAATCCATCATTAGTGCCTTCAACGAAACCGCCAGCTCCTCCAGCAGCACCGTCTCCGCCACCGTCTCCGCCACCGCCGCCTCCAGCGACTACTAAAAATTCAACCTGAGTCGTTGCTTTAACGCCTCCAGTAAAAGTAAGTTGTCCGGATGATCCAAATCTATGTATTTGGAAATCTCCATCTGTAGTGATTTGACCGCCTGTAGCTTCGACAGGAGCAGCACTACCACCGCTTCCGAAACCTAAAACTTGATATCCAAAAGACATATGTTAATCCTCCTACGCGTCGTTAGCTGCATTTGTAGTATAAAATATTTTAACTCCCACTAATCTTAAATCACCTGTATTAGTATCTGTTGAAACATCTCTCACCATTTGAAAAACAGTATTACAGTCTACTGCTGCACTTGCAATAGTAACAGCGCCACTTTCTACGTTAACCATTAAATCATCCTGAGTTCCACTTGCGGCCAATGCTGTATTCGCTACAGCAGTTCCAAAAGATGTATCATAATCAACATTGTTGGCTATCGAAACACCTTGCATTTTGAAACCCCCTGTGCCTGTATCTGTTCCAGATGCAGACCAAAAAGTTTGAAAAGTTACAGTACCTAAATTCCATGTTTTGGGCATACTTACATTAAACTGTGTATATTCAGCTGTAGTTGTATCAAAGGCAAAAGTCTTTAATTCTGGATTAGTTGCTGTCAATTCTGCTTGTGCGGCTTCTGCTCCATTAGTTGTAGTTGCATACATTGCTGAAGCTGGAACCCACATAGTTTCTTTGCCTGCAATTTTTATAGCACCAGTTGCATCTGCTGCATCAACAGCTTTCGCAACTCCTGTGCCATCTGGAGTAATAGTAATATCTCCATTTGCGCCGTCAGCAATTAAAATAGAACCAGAGTTTGTTCCTGCATTCGTGTTTAAAGTTAAATCTCCAGTTCCGTCTGTAGTGATTGTTGCGTTAGCATTATTATCACCAACTCGAACTGTGTCCGCCGATAAATTAACATTTCCTGTTCCTGCAGGAGTAACATTAATATCAATATTACTATCACTACTACCGGTTGAAGAAAGTGTTGGGCCAGCTCCTGTGGCTGCGTTTGCTACTGTGAATTCATTGGTTGCTGATCCAGTAGCAGTTAATTTCATTAATTCCAGTCCATTGGTATCTAAAATAGATGTACCAATTTTTGGTGAAGTTAAAGTTTTGTTTGTTAAAGTTTCTGTTCCAGTAAGAGTTGCGAAACCTACATCAACAACATTAGTTCCGTCTGTGTATAAGAATTTAAATCCTGTTTCTCCAGCAGCCCATTCGACTCCTGTGCCTGAAACAGTTTTAAAGGTAACCGTATAAGTACTTCCACCTTCAGCATTGTTAACTAACCACCAGTTTTCAATACTATCGGGAACTGTTACAATAGAGTTTCCAGCTGATAAAGTTCCAGTTAATTTAATAATTCTAGTAGCTAATGTAGCTCCTGTAGTTCCATCATTTTTGGATAAAGTGAGTGTGCCATTATCAGTTAATGCTTGTGTAGTATAACCACCCGCAATTTGCTCGATAATGTTCCAGTTTGTATTTGTTAATGTTCCCCATTCACCGGCTTTTTCGCCAGTGGTCATTAGTTGAATACCTAAATTCGTATAATTTGATGCCATAATTTTCTCCTATGCAGAATGTTCTACATATGTATAAGAAGTATTTCCCGTTATGTCAACATCTTTATAATGTAGTGGAGAAACTCCCCCTGAACCTAAACTTACTGTAGCCGATACTCCTGTTAGTCCCATTACATCAGCAGGAGAAATATCACCTGTTGAGGCTGTAGCTGAAACTCCAGTTAAAATATAAGTTGTTTCAATTACAGGAGATCCCACTGAAACTGTTGCACTTTGTCCAGTTGGATCAACTATCTGAGTTTCAACAACCTCTGGGTCGCCAACAGAACCAGTCGCACTTACTCCTGTTAATCCTACACTCATTTCTGTAGGTGTAATTGCCCCTACTGAAGTTGTTGCAGAAACTCCTGTTAATGGAACTCCAATTCCAACTGTAAGAGATCCTGTTGAAGCTGTAGCAGAAACTCCAGTTGGGTGTTCAATCCATGTAAAACTCAATGATCCAACTGAAGATGTTGCTGAGACTCCAGTTACTCCTACTACATCCGCCGGTATAACAGCTCCAACTGAAGCTGTTGCTGATACTCCAGACGGTTGAACTAATTTATTAAATGAATCTCCCCAAGGTTCTTCACCCCAACCATTTCTACCCCAACCAACTAAAGTTCCAGCATTATCAAAACCACCAACGCTTGATGTAGCGCTGACGCCTGTTAAAGCTGCAATTGAAAGTTGAGTAGTAGTAGGTGATCCTAGAGAGGATGCGAGAGCAGATGGTGCTGTTAGAGGTACATCTAAAAATTCTTCAGCTACAGGTGTTCCAAGACTAGAAGTTAAACCGAATCCGGATAATAAAACTGAATATTCTACACCCCAACCGGAATTACCCCATTCTTGTCTACCCCAACCCTCTACGTTAGCTGCTGTAACAGAGCCGATTGAAGATGTAGCGCTGACGCCTGTTAAAGCTGTAATTGAAAGTTGAGTAGTAGTTGGTGTCCCTAGAGAAGATGTTAAAGTTGAAGGAGCAGTTACAGTAAATTCAAGTACATCTTTTGCATCTACAGTACCAACACTCGAAGTTGCGCCGAGACCAGTTAAAGCAACAGAATAAGTTACTCCCCATCCAGCATTACCATATTCAACTCTACCCCAACCTTCTAGATTATGAGCTTTTACAAGTCCTAGTGAAGAGGTTAAATTTAATCCGGTTAAAGAAACAGTAACGGTGTCAGACTGCCAGGAATTATATCCCCAGGTGGTTCCGGCTTTATTCCAAGTGTTAGCCATAAGGAATTGCTCCTTATGCTATTCGAATAATCGCGTCCGAAGCGTCAGCCGTTGGAAATTGAATAGTAAAAGTTCCACTTGATACAGTTTTGTCTCCACCGAATGCAATGGCACAAACCGAAGGATCTCCGGATGCGTCATCATTAAAAATTAAACAACCATTCGCTGTAAATGAAGCCGATGTCCAACTTGTGTCTGCAAAATCACACACTGCTGTATCAGTTGATAATACAGGGGTTACACTTGTTAAAGCGTTTCCTTTTGCTGTGTATGCAGTTCCAGATGTATTCGTAATTTCGTTCGTAGCACTGTACGCTGTTGTAGATTTACTTAGCGTTGCAGAACTTGTGTACAAAGCTAAATTAAAAGTATTTCCAGTCGATGCCGTAAAATTATGAACAGCTGTTAGAATCTCTGTTTTGAAACTATTACAAATTGCTGATGTTATTGCCATAAGTTTTCTCCTAATTACGGTGACGGAGAGTTGACAGGTATTCTAACGGTTCCGTCAGTATAATCGTCTCTTCTTCGTCTCCCAATTTGCACTCCTGCAAACTTTTGTACTTCTTGTTTATATTTATTTTCGTATAATGTCAACATATCCATAGGACCTTTTAAAAATCCATAAGCTTCTACTAAAGTAGCATATAATAAGCCCTGTGGAAAGTACTGACTTATATAAGTT